TAGCTTGATTAAGTAAATTAATACCAAAACAAAGGTCAATGTCAGCGCGGAGACTGTCACCATCGTATACGCTACGAACCTTCCCTTTAAACAGGAAAAGCTGTTCAAATCCGTTTGTTTGCATAAGGCTCAACGCCTCCGCTAGTTTCATTTCTTTTTCTTTGGCTTTGGTTTAGCCGCTTTCTTTATTTTAGTTACTTTGGCTTTAGGTTTCTTTACCTTAGTATATGCCTCGTTTTCTGGGGTGTCTGGGTCATCCGGCACAAACCTTCCCTTTTTGTCTCTTGTCCTAACTTCTACCTCTTCCAACAAGTCAGCCGTTTTTTGTGCTGATTGGCTATTGCCAAGGAAATCGCTGATCCACTTGAAAAACCCCATGCTTTACTCCTTCGTTGAAAGTGGGTGTCCTTTTGGTAATAAGTCCAAATCAAACTTGCCGCCTTGAAAACGTCCTGTTCTCAAAGCGAACAAGAAAGAATTTACTCTCGCGTATGCCCATTGGTCTGGGCCGCTCACGTTTGGCCTTACTGACTGAGGATTATTGTAGTAAGCACCCACGCCCCTTTTGAATACCGCCTCCAACATTCTAAGAGTTGCTCTTTTTGATGCGGTTTCTCCATAGTCTTCGTTATGTTCTTTTACCTTTTCACTCAAAACCTCTTTGACTCTTGCTGATATATCACCGTCTTCAGGTGCTTTGATATGAATATCATCCATAAGAGATTCTATGTCATGCTCATCCGATACAGGCTGGATAATATTATCTGTCTTTCTGTCCTCTAGTTTTTTGGTTAGCTCCAGAATGATGTCTTTCATTCTTCTCTGGCCTAAGTCTGGGTTGATTGCGCCCCACTTGATAAGCGAAACAATACCGCCCACATTAGACAGGTTAGGCTCTAACTTCATATCTTTAAACGCATTCCCATCAATAACGGTGTGTCTTGCGCTCCAAGCCTCGCGTTCCTTTATCCATGAAAGAACTGCTGGGGTTTCTTCCCCCTTTCTAGCTTTTTCCCACAATCTAAAAGCCTCAGTCCCTCTTATGTTGCCGCCAGCCTTCCATATCTTCCTGCCGTTTGCGGTCATATCGTTTGCCATGATCTGAGCGAAATCAAAGTCAAACTGGGGGAAGTTGCTGTTTCTTAAAGATATTTTCTTGTTGTCTCCGGCTTTGGGGAAGTTCGTCACCTCTTCTTGCTTCTCTTCCTCATCGCCAAACATCGCTATATCTTCTGGATCATCTACCACTTCGGGTTCTGGTGGTGCGCTTTCATTCAAGGGGAATAGGTTACTAGGCACTAATAAATCATCTGCCCCATCCATCGGGCTAAGTCCTACCAATTCCCTCGCTTCGTTTCTAGTCATTACGCCAGCATTCACCGCGCCTAATACATTCTGATATATCATGCGCCGCCTTTCTGCTAGGGCTGGGATGCGGTCAATGTCATATTCAAACGAAAGGTCTTCCCCTAACTCTTCAAACTGTGGAACCAGCCATTCATTTAAGTCTGATTGAACTTTTCTGAGATAAGGAATAATTGTTTCTTCATACAACGCAAGTCTAGCTTCTGCCATGTTTGAGTAAGTCTGTGAATCTGGTACGCCTACCAACTGACTAGGAACACCGAAACACATTGCAATATCCGTTGCGCTCATATGCTTTAAGTTAAGGAAGTCCATATCCTTGGGGCTAAGTCCCATTTCCTTCCAATCAAAGTCCCCCTCTAACAGCATGGGCCTCCCAGCATTCGCGCTCCCTGAAAATCTGCTGTTTAAATCTTCCAATAACTGTTGTCTTTGTCCGTCTGTAAGCTGTATGGGATAACCGCCATCATCTTGAGGTTTAAATATAACCGCGCCGGATGGCCTAGCACCATTCTCAAGCAAGCCAATATTATGTCTGGTTGCCGCGTTATGCTGATCTACTTCCATTGCCGCCGCTACCAAAGGGCTTAAACCGTAGTAATCATCCAGCGGATTCCAAAGTTTGATCTGCTTCAGATCGCCTTTTCCTGTGTCTTGGTCAATCTCGTATTCATTCATCACATTACCGCCAACCCGATAAACAAACTTATCTGGGAAAACCTTGCTTGAACCTTTGATTTCTATACGGTCTGGTCGTAATAGATGAAGCTCTCTGGGCTGGTCGTTGTTGTTTGTGACCCTTAAAAGGTAGGCATTGCCGCCAAGAAGCAAATATGAAAACAGGCTGTTAAAGAACTCAGAATAACTTTGTAGGGGGTTAGGTCGGTCAAGTAGATAGTTTAATTGGGATTGCTGTATGATTTCATCCCCCTGTTTTATCCTGTAGGGAACGGCTGATGCGCCTTTGCTGATCTCGTTAACACACCGAAACACGATACTGTTTTTAAGATAACCATCTGTAGCAAGGTCGGAATATCCCATCTTTCTATCAGTGTATGGCCCTACACCGAAATATCCCATTACTGGCCCAGCACCGTATTTCTTTTCTAACGGCTTTCCGCTGAATGCTTGCTTGAAGTTATCTAGTATTCCCATTAACTTATCCTCCAGTTAATCTCACCCTTTGACTTGGCAAGCTCTGAAAGCCCCCACACCAAAGCATCTAATCTATCAGGGCTAGGTTTGCTCCGTTCCCCTGTATAACTAACCATCTGGCTTTCAAGTTCTGGGAATCTTCCCACATGATGCACTTTGTCTTGCTCGTAAAGACTTGCAACTGGCTCCGCTCTCACTAGCTTGCCTCTGGTGGCGTGAACGCTCCTGTAAGGCACTTGGGCATCTATTGACCGCAATAACCTTTCCACCAGATCGCCGCCATTGTTCACCTCTGCTACAATCCTATCCGCATCATATCGCTCGTATAGCTCAACCGCTTTTCTTGCCCACTCTTCTGGCGAATAGCGTCCTGAACGATCTTCTAACACATAATACTCGTTATTTTCGTCCTTGCCTACACACATAATTCCTGTTTCGTCTGAATCCGCGCTGTTAGTTACCGCTGGATCTATCGCCACCAATACTTGTTTTAACTGCGGTGCTTCCCTTACCCTTGCCTTTTCTATTTGCTCCAGCTTCCATAATGCGCCATCGGTAGATGTTATTATCTCCGCGTAAAGCTCTTGTCTTCCTAAAGTGGTTCCCTCATATCGTTCTTTTAGCATTTCCAACGCACTTTCCGCTAGGTTTGCTTGATTCTCAAACGTATTACCTTGCGTTACATATACGTCTTTTCTTTCCATGAGTTGTTTGATTAAAGGGCTAGGCTTTGGTGTAGTGGTGACAACACACTGAGGATCTGAGCCTAAACGTAGCCCAAACATCAGTTGGTCAAATGATTCCGCGTATCTCCAAGCCGCTAGTTCATCACACCATGCCCTATGAAACTGCGGCCCTCTGAGTCTGTCTGGGTCAATAGCGGCGTATCCTGTGATTCGGCTACCGTTAAATAATCTTATCTCTGAAAGACTTGAACTGTATCCCTTCACGCCTTTGGTGCGGTCAAAACATTCTTTGGGGATGATACTTAGCAACCCACTAGGGCCATTGAAACATACTCTTCTAAGATCGCCGTGTGTTGGCGCAACCACGGCACATTGACTATCAGGGTTTCTAAGGGCGTAAACTGCTAAGTCCTGCGCCCCTGTGCGAGTCTTTCCCCATCCTCTTCCTGCAAGGATCAACCAAATATTATAGTCTGTGGGCGGTGCGAGTTGTTTAGTTCTTGCCGCATCTAACCAATCAGCGTATAGGCTAAGAGCTTGTTTCTCGCTTTCGCTCTCCAAGTTTGTCAAGCAAGTTAAAAGCTGACTTGAAAGCTCTGCTATCTCTGACATTGGCGTTGATGCTCATGTTGTCCGTAGATTCTCCCAAAGCTAACTTTGCGAGCTTTTGGGCCGATAGTGCCGCATTGCTTAACGCTAGAACCTGATGGCCGGATAAATCATCAAGGCATTTTAGCTGATCGCTGACAGCCCCCATGATTGTCTCCGCTATTGTAATGCTCTGGCTATCTAGTTTCTTGCCATGCTCTACCAGCGTTATCTGTCTCTGTTCATCCATCTTCTGAAGCAATCCATCTTGAAACGTCTTCCTTTGATCTTTCCACCCTTCATCTTTGGCGTAGCGGTATAGAGTGGTTTTGGGAATTTGGTGTGCTTGTACCAGATATTCAATGGTCGGGTACTTTCTCTGTCCTCTTTCATCTTCCAAGCCCTGCACGAACTCAATCCTGATTTGCTCTTTCAAATCTTCTGTAAATCTCATGGTTTTTTCCTGCTATTCCCAATTTTTCCCAAAAGATTCCCGCATCATCCAATCAAATATCACTCTGGTCAAGGTTATTTCACTTAACTTTTCTTAGACTCACTTCCTTAGATCGTTCTGTTTCCCACTTTGCTTCTGCTAGTCTCAGCATCCTTTTCGCTTTCTCTGCTACGATGTTGGCTGTCTGCACGTTGATATATCGGTCTTTCCACTCTACCTGACTTCTTACAGCGGCTTCTGCCATGACTGCACTGATCTTCTGTCCATCACATATTGCTTTTTTACTTGCCGCTTCAAAGGCTTTGAACAGTCCATCATACTCTGCCGCATCCAATGCTTTGTCTTCCCAAAGATGGATTGCCTCTTCCCATTCCTCTATGCACCTGTCTAAAGGGCTGGATTCAGACATTGATGGAATAGCACCAGATATTTCTTTTGCTCTTCTTAGCTCTGATTCACTCATCTGTTAAAAAGTAACCCCCCTTAATTTTTTAGCCGAACTTAGTCCAACAAGTTTGTTTGGAATTATAGGAATAGACGGCATTTCTTCCCCTAACTCAATCGCTCCAGCAACTCCATCCCATTCAAGGAATTTGTACAGTTTATCATCGTAAACAGCAACCCAGCGGTCTTTATCAGAAGAGCCGTCTTTGTGTTGGAACCTTTCAATTAATAGGTCTATATCATCTCCACCTGTAGGATAGTAAACCAAAGGCGTTATGGTGTATCGCCATTCAGTGTCGCCGTGAACCTCGTGGCTTTCAGTTATTTCGGCTGTTGGGTTCCTTTCCAAGAAATCTTCAGCGGTACGAGTACCCATCAGAAACCTTCTGGCTCCTGTAGGAAAATTGTCATAATGGTTATAGACAGTTTTTGCCCCCCTACTCCATTTGTAAGTTGCTCTTGTTCCCACTGGACGCTTTGTGATTTCTTCATCCATTTGTTCGCACCTTTTTATGTCATTCACTGGGTTTTTTATTCTGGTAAAATCTTATCAAACGCTTCTTTATGATGACTGTATCTTTCGTTCAAATCCCTCATCTTAATAGCAAATATATCTTTCATCACTTGATCGTTTATCTGCCCTGTTCCATATCTCAAAACACGCCATCCCAGAATAGTTGCGGCATTATATTTCTGCATATCCTGAATATAGCCTCTTCCTCTTGTATGCCTTCCCTGCGTGAATAAACCGCCTTCCACCTCAATCGCTATTTTTTCATCTGGAAAAGCAAAATCAAAACGCCATTTTCTATCGGGATGAAACTTATATTCTTGCTGAAATTCATATCCTTCTGATTTGAGGAGCAATTCCATTTCCATTTCACCGACTGATTTCTTCATACGCTGGCGGCATCCTCAAATCTAAACTGCTTTGCATTATACCAGAAAACCGCTTCTCCTATGTGTCCGTATAGCCCTTGTTCTCTGATCTTCCGCGTAATAACCCTCATGGTGTCAGTTTCAAAATCCCTGTGGATTGTTATGACTGCATCAGCCTGATTAGACCAGTGAGCCGCGCCGGATATGTCATAAGCTGTCGGCGGTGCGTAACCTCCACCATCCTGCTTTGGCATCTTCGTGGGGTGTGCGACTACAAATGTGGTCACATCCATCAACTTGGAAAACCGCTTACACTCACTGATGAAGTTCTTGATGTGTTCATCTTCCCTTTGCGATCCCCTGCGGCTTGCATCCACCTCATTATATGGGTCTATCACCAAACAATCACAACCAAATTTCTTGATAGCTCCCCTAGCGGTATCCAATATCCTTTGAATGTTTGGTGTGTGTTCGCGTGTTTCAATGAAATAGAAATGGTCATTGATAAAGTTCATGGCTAATGTCAATTCTGTCTCTGTCATCCTGCCGTGAATGTTGGGATCAAACGATTTGCCAGAATACATCATTGCTAATCTTCTGATGTGCATCTTTGTGGAATGCTCCGGCGAGAACATTGCGAACTTCCATTTATGTTTCTTTGCCAGTTCAATCAAGCATTGGTCAAGAAATGAAGACTTGCCGTGGTTTGGTATGCCTGTCCAAACATGGAAAGTCCCTCGCATTATTTTATATATCTTATCTAGC